TGAAAATAATAATCATCGTAATTTTTAGGAAATATCCTATTTGCAAATCTTCCAGTTGGTATATCTGAACGTACTTCGTTATTTCCTGAAAGGAAGTTTTCAGTCCAAGGACTTGGCGTTGCTAAATCATATTGGAATCCATAATTGCTTAATAAGTTTTTAGGTCTATAAGGGAAAAAGAACCTTACAGTATTAATAGGCTTCATAATGCTTACTAATTGATTTTTATCCCTCCAAAATGCACTAGTATCGTAATTTATAGTAGAATTAAAATTTAGTACGCCATTTTCAAAAAACCCGCCCTCGTTATACTTTCTATATGGAACTTCATTATTAGTACTTGTAGCTATTTCATTTATGTTTAAAACAGTCCAACTGCAATCAGAATTGTCTAAATATAAAATACATCCTAAAGACCGCATTAATTTAGTTAATACATCATACATTGGTACAGGCGTTTTCTTATCCCAATCAATATAAGCATACTTTGATGTATAAATTTCTTCAAAAATTACTATTACATCTTGAACCTTAAGGTTGCAAGCAATTTTTAAATCTAATACATTACCAGTAAATTCTAATGATTCATATATAAAACCTAATAGAGACTGCCCTGTTTCGGGATCGTAATTAGGCATTGCAAACCTGTCCGAACGGCTATACTTAATATCTTTTAATACTCCTAAATTGTCGGTAGCTGTTAATCTGTAATAGTATGCATCCTGCCATTCATATTGAATATCATTTATTAAAAATCCTTGCCACTTTAAATTAAATGTAGCACCGTTATCTGTGCTTTCTAATAATTGAACCCTCCAAGTTTGCTCATCTGTATCACTAAAAAAGTTTTCAGGTTGTGGCGTATTGGTTACAGGATCGTATGGATATAAAATATTTATTTCAGCACTAGATACCCTAAATGGACTAAATGCAAAATCGTCTAAACTTTTGTAACTTAATACAAAAGGACTATTTGCAGGAGTTAATTCTACTAAATCATAAACAACTGCACTATCTTCTTTTTTAGAAAATATTACTTTATAAAACAATTGCGTTTTATCGGCTGTTTTAAGAGTATCAAATTCAAAAAAGTATTTTTCGTTATATGCCATTATGTTAGTCTGCTAAGTCTTTGATTATAATTTTGTAAAACTCCATATAATTTGTCGCCTCTAATTTCAAAAGATACAGCACCCTCGTTTGTTCTTTGAGGTACAGAACTTGAAACTTTGTCCGCTGTTGGTTTACCGCCAAAATTAAAGCCTGTTAAACCTTTTAATATTCCTGAAAAACCTCCAACCGCAGCAGCACCACCTGCTGTAAATGCATTCAAAATTACGCTAAGTATTGCAGCAGTAGCAACCGCAGCTAATAATTTTTTGATTAAATCGCCAATTGCTTTTATAAGTACTTGCCCGAAATTCTGTCCGCTAATTAATGCAGCATCAAAAGCAGAAGTCAAAGCACCACCTAACAAATTAACCATATTTTGATAATTAGCTATTTGTTCATCTGTTATTTTTTTGGTTGTTGTTAACCCAGTTATAATAGGAGTAAAAGCTGTACCGCCAATTACTTCTAATTCTTTTAAATTTTGATTTAATAAATTAGTTTGTGCTTGAAAATCGTTTAATGGCTTTTCTGCTTCTTTTAAAGCATTTAAGTCAATATCTGCGTTTGATAATTGTTCTGAAATTAATGGTTTAAATTTAATTGTTTCTTTAAATTTTTGTTCTTTTGCATTCTTGGCAGCTTTTTCAGCAAGTTTATTGTTTAATGCCTCTTGGTCTTTAAGAATCAATTTCATTTGACCATTAGCAGCTTTACGAGCTTCTTTAAATAAATTATAATAAGCAAAAGAAATATCTCTTTGTTTAGCATTTGTTTCATTTATCATCGCTTGCTGATAAAATTGCATATTAGTATTAATATACTTTAAATGCTCATTTAGCTTATTTTTATCTTTTATTTCTCCTATTCTTGATAATTCTCTATTATATTCTTCAATTATTTTTGTGCTTTCTTCTCCATTAATTAATACAGATATTGCTAACTTTTGCTCTGTTAATTTTTTGCTAGTTAATTCTGTAAAATAACCTACTGCCTTTTGTAATAATGAAACCATTGTAAATAAAGCACCGCTATTCAATTGTCCGATGTTATTTTGCAATTGTGTAAAACTATCACCCAAATTAGATAATTGCCCTCCTAATGTAGCAGATATTTTTGCCATTCCACCACTAACACCTTCTATATTGCCTAATGATAAAATGTAATTTTTTATAGAATCGCTTGTATTATCAACTTGCGTTTTAACACCTTTGAAAGTAAATGTTACTTTGTCGCCTTCTGTTTTGGCTTTAATACCAAATTCTTTTAACCTTTCAAATTCTCCTGTGAATGCATCTAACGAAGCTTCTGCTAATTGGTCAAAAGATTTACCTGTACTACTTGCTAAATCGCCCAAAGAACGCATTTCGTCCATTGTAGGTCTAAAGCCTTGATTTGCCAATTTAACAAACGAAGAAGTTAGTTCATCAACCGCAAATGGAGTAGTAGAAGCAAATTCTGCAATTTGTTTCATCGCAGTTGCAGCAGCAGAGTTTGAACCTAAGGTATTGCCTAGAACAGCCTCTAATTTTTGAAATTCTGCTGTTGTATCTATAACAGATTTGCCAAAACTTACCAAAGAACTAAAGGTAAACGCAGCAGCCATAATACTTCCTACATTTTTAGCTACTATGCCTAGACTATTTAAATTATCTTCAACTTTTGGTAAATTAGTATTTGTATCATCGCTAAATTTCTTTAACTCATAACCTGCTTTTTTTAATTCTGCTTTTAAAGAATTAATATCAGCACTTATCTGTACAGTTAGTTTTTCATTCATGGCATCATCTTTTTTAGCTTCTCTTTTTCATCTTCTTTAAATTCTCTTACCTTTTTTGCTTTTTCTATATTATCAATCCACAATGGTAAAATTTGTCTAGGTTTCTTTTGATGTTTTTTTTCAACTTGTGTATTTAAAATATAACTCATTAAAACTCTTGTTCTATCCCATTCCTCAGCTTTTTCACGTTGTTTATAAATTAAATATCTGTAAAAATCGACCAAAGTCATTTCCCAAAAAAAATGCGGTAGCAGACCTAAATCCATTACCGCAATATCTAACAAGTCGCTAAAATCTACTTTTTTTTTTCTCCTTCAGCTTGCATTGCTTTAAATGCATCTAACATTTGATTTGTAAATTTTAAACAGCTTTCTGTAAAATCTCTTAAAACTAATAATTGGTCTGTATAACTTAAATCATCCACCCACGCAATAACATCTTCTTTAGTAAAGTCAATGTTTTTGTTTGTCGCTCTACAATTACCAATTAATCCCGAATAAATTATATCTACAATTAAATCTAATTGAGTATAAGTATCTGAGATTTCTTTAATCTCGCCAATTTCACTTCCTGTAATTTTCGTAAAACACTCTAAAGCGTAATTTGAAAATTTTAAAGTTTTTAGTTCGTTATTTAGTTTTATTTCAATCATTAGATAGTTGCAATAGTTGGAGTTCCTGTTCCTTGGAATTCTACTGAATAAGTCACAACGTCTTCCATAGGTGCATCAACATCAATAGAAGAAATTAAAGCACTTTGAGTAACTTTTTTATCCCCTGTAACTCCATTCGTCCACTCTAATGAAACTACTGTTCTACCAGTCCATGCAGCAAATAAATCAGCTAAGTCTTTGTTACTAGCTTGAAAATCTGCCAAACCCTCAACGGAATATGTTATGCTTCTTATACCATACCCAAATTCTGCATAACCATTGCTTTCTTTAGAAGTAGTTTCGAAATTATCTGATGACATAGACATAGTGACGTTAGTTAACTCAGCTAACTGCGTTCCGTCCATTTTTAAGACTGTTAAAGTACCATTAAAAACACTCATGTTAATTTTATTTAATTTTACTCAAAAATACTAAAAATTTTAGCATTAAACAAATTATGAAACTAAACTCTGTAAATCCCCAGTCCCTTGCAATGTTACTGAATAAGTAGCTACGTCTTCCATAGGACTATTAGCCTCAATAGAAGTGATTAAGCACTCGCCTGTAAAATAAATATCTGTAAATAATGGATTTGCTACTGAAAAGTTAACAAGAGTTTTATTTTCGTAATAATCAAATAAAAATGTTAAATCTATATCCTCAGTAAATGACTGCAAAGCATCTGCTGTAATTTCAAAACTACGCTTGCCATAAATAAAAGACGCGTTTCCATTATCTTGTTTACAAGTTGACTCAGGATTATCTGAGTTTATTGTAACATTAACACCTCTTTGACAAGCAATAGCAATATCGTCTATTCCGTCATTTATAAAAAGTAATAAATTGCTTCCATTTAAAATCATATACAAATATACTAAATTTCGTGTACTTTTAATCTAAAACGAATTAACCTCCTAGAAATTAAGCCTGTTTCCACTAAGTCTTCTATAGTTTGAGTATTTTCCAACACAATAGATATTAATTGAAAATTAGGACTTAAATCAAAATATCCGCTTTGCCTTGTTCTGCATAACTCCATTATTTCATTAGTAATTTCATCAGCTAATGCTTTTCCTCCATAACTATTCGAAGCCTTTGTTATTACTTCTAATTGCAACATACATTCTTGACCGTAAGAATCTTTGCTTCCTTCGCCTATTTCTGTGCTTAAAAAAGTTCCTAATGTAACATAAGGAGGGTTAGCACTTGACGGTACACTTGCAGAATCATAAACCTTTAAATTCCCACCCGAATATGCTATTCCGTTTAATCTTTCATAAAACTTTGTTCTTATAATTAAACCTAAATCTTTCATATATTTTTTATTATCGTTTTAATTTTCTGAATAAACTTTTTTCTTTCAGAATAGTATGCAGGAAATAAATATGGATGTGCTTTTATTGTACCCTTTCCGTTTTTATAAAACCTTTTAGCTAACTTAATTTGCGCTGCTGTATAATTACTCATATTTTGTAAAAAGTTCTTACCAGTTCCAAATTCCCAGTATGCAGCCATTTCAGGACTTCCATAATCAGTCGCTTCAACAACAAAGCTAAATTTATCACTTTGCCCTTGTGAAATAGTAATATTACCCCATGAATAGCTAGGTTTATTAGCATTTGCATGTGCTATAATTTCCTGACCTGTATTAAAAACCTCTGCAACTATTTTATTTTCTAATTGCTTTGCTTTTTGTTCAAGTTTTTTGTTAACCGCTTGTATTCCTTTTACTTTCAAAGTTTTTCTATATATTTATTTATATCATGGTCGTAAAATGCGTTAAACTTTTGCCCTTTACTCCATGCTTTTATATGTGATTTAGCTTTATCTAATAAATTTATTTTATTTGATTTATTGCCGTTATAATCTAAATATAACAACTCGCCTACATGCGTATATCCTAAAAACTTAGGAGGTAACATTGTTACTATATCGTTATTATTTCTAACTCTTAAATGATTGATTTTTAAATAATTAAAATAATTTTTATGCATTACTCTAGGGCAGCCAAATGTCACAACATTTAAATGAGGTATATAAATTCCACTAATAAAAGCTAAAGCACCTCCATAAGAATGACCTGTTATGTATAAAGGTTTATTAGGTAGATTTTTTCTTATTTCACTAGAAACTAAATCCCAACTTTGCTTAAATCCTTTGTGCATTTTGCCATATACAGTATTCACAAAATTAAATTTTAAATCCTGCTCCCAGTCTTTTCTTTCATCTGAACCACGAAATACAAGTATGCAATAATTGTCTTCGTCTATTATCGAAGCCTGTACGCCATTTATATCAATTGAAAAAATTACATTACCGCTAAACTTACCACGATAAGACTCTAAACAAATAGTTGCTAATTTCTTTATTATAGTATGCATTTTTTACATATTACTATGGTTAAACTTAACCCACCCACCAACGTGATAGCCAACAAAGTGATTTATTGTAGTGTTAAAAACCATCATTCCAACTACAGGAGTTAAAGCATTTATTTGACTAGTAGTTAAATTAGGCAAAATTATTGGTGCAGTAGGCGAAGTTATTGTATCTGTTACAATATCATAAGTATAGTTTTCTCCATTTGAAACTCTTACGGCTTTTTGGTCTAGCACATTAGTACCGACTGCGGTAACCTTTAAAGGCATTGTATTTGAAACGCTATTGCTTATGATATACTGTTGTCCTACGTTTAACGTATTTGCACTTATTAACGCTTGTAATTGGCTTCTCGTTAAAGTTCTTTTATATAAATTTTGAGTCTTTACTTTACTAAAATTATCAGGGTCTCCCGATAAAATTATATCGTCTTTCTCTAGGTAATTTAGTTCTTCTCCGTTGTTAAATTTTGGCATAATTTAAGTAGTTAAATAGTTTCCGTTTTGGTCTGTTATTGGTTGAAAGTTTTCATCATAAATTATTACATCTTGCCCTGCATCCTCTTCACATCTGATTTCAATATATTGTCTTCTTTCGTTTATTGTTTTATACTCGTGAATGATTAAAATTCTATTTTCAAATTGTATTTTATTTACTCTACTTAATATTGGATAATCCTCATATCTTATAATAATCTTATAAGTTTGATTTAAGCCAATTTGAGATGCTTCTAAGCCACGAAAACCACTTGTAGGGGTAATACTAGCAAAAACGCTTTTGTCTATTCTCCACGCTTCTATTAAGCCACCTGAGCCGTTAGAAATAGTAGAGAAATTTAATATATCTATTTTGTTCCTTAATTTCCCAACCATAAGTTTCTAGTAAAAGATGAACACATTCTTTTTGCATCATTACTCAAAGGTTCTCCATTAGCATTTAAAATAAAGTTTTCCCTTTGCTCGTATTCTGTTGCAATTTCTTTTAATAAAGCATTTTTTAACCCACTCGGCAAAGTTTCAAACCCTGCTGTGTAAGTAACATTAATGCCCTCGCTTCCTAGTAAGTAGATTTTTTTATATTCAAGTCCTTTCAATTGATAAGAAATATTAGCACCTGAATCATTTTTGCATTCTGTTACGTCTGCATTAGGCTGATAAGGTAACTCTTTTCCGTAAACAATAGAATCTAAAGAACTCCAACGAACTTTCAATTCTCTTTCTCCAAAACTCAAACAAGTATATTTTTCTAGTCTTTCTCGTGCCGAAGTAATTAACATGTTTAAAGTATCATCTTCCGCAGTTGTGGTTATTCTTAAATAATCTCTCACTTGTGCAAGTGTTACAGGCTCGTTTGCTATATCTGTTAAAATTTGTACTTCCATTATGCTGTTAAATTTTCTAAACTTGTATTATCTAATTTGCTATCAAAAAACATAGAACCAATTACTCTTGCATCGTAAAAACTACCTATTCTACCTAGTGTTAAAGTAGTTAATTCACTTGAAGTCGGAGGAGAGATTGCAAAAGTCCCACTAAACTCAATATTCCCATTAACTGCTATTGCATAAGTATTTGCAGTCAAATCATAAGCAAAAGCCATATTGTAAATTCCATTGCTAGGTACTGTTAATTCATATTTATTTTCGTCAGGGTCTGTATATGTTTGAAATACTATTTTTCTTACTCCACCAATTATTTCAGAATAAATAGTTATATAACTCTCAAAAGGGCCACCGTCATATAAGGTTATTATACCTCGTACATCTGTTGAAAAGTCTAATCTAGCTCTCACAAATATAGTACCTTGATTTATATCGTAGTTTATTGTATTGTTTTCTATTATATCAGGGGGTCTTGTAACTATTGTTGTAGTTGTTGGTATGTAAGAACTAGCAAATGAAGATTGTTCTAACTGAGAACCCCAAATATAAAAACCACTTGTTCCATCGCCTGTATATACAAGTGATGTTCCGTTGTTTGATAAGCCAAAATAAAAAGACATAAGACTGCCAGACGAGGTAACAGTTACAGAAATTCTATACCAACCATTGCTTAAACTTTCAATATTACCAACACTTGAACCAATAAAATTACCTAAAACCAAACCCTCTTGTATATCAAAAAATCTCCCATTACCTGTATATCCATCAAGTAAATAGCAATATCTTCTGCCATTGTTTTTAATAAATAAAGACATAGTGTATGTAGTGCCAGTTGTTACACTTACCTCTTGATTGAAATAATGGTCGCTATTTGCTGAATTTTCTATTACTCTATCTGCTGTTAAAGTATCATTAGGTGCGTTTATAGCATTTGCAGAAATTGAAAGACCAAATCTATTGCTCCACGCTGTTGTATTAAATTCTTCACTTCTTAAAATCCTGTTTGTAGATTGATTTTCGATAAGTATTTCAGGGCATCCATTTTTATAATCTACTCTAGGTACATTCGCAGCCATTAACTCTAAAACACCCGATTGATTTATTCTGTACGCAGCCAAATTTCTATCAACAACAAAAGCATCAGCAGCACTTAATGGTTTTTGCGTATATAGCTTACCTGCCTTAAATCCATTCTTTGTCGTTAAGCCTAAAAATTGAGTACTCTCATTATATGCTTCTGTTTTTATCATTTTGTAATTAAATCAATCTTAGCTTCTTTTGTTTTTCTTCCTCTTTTTTTAGGAATTTTAATATCCTCTTTAAAACCTTTAAATTCTTTTAAGTAACCAACTTTAACTAATTTTTGTACAGTTTTGTTATTTTCTAATTCGTAAACGTGTCCTTTGTAATATCTAAAAGGCATTCCTTCAATACCTTGAAAATCTATTGTAGCTATAAATTTCATATTCAAAGATACAAAAAAAGGGCGACTAATTAAAGTCAACCCTTTCTATGAAAAAAACAATTACGAACCTCACAAAGGTAATAAAAAAAGGGGATATTTCTACCCCCCTCTTTTCACATTCAATTAATCAATTAAGAGATAGCAGCTAAGTTTTTGTATATCATTGAATCAACACGCAATGTATTGATTGCTTCTTGACACTCAATTCTAGCAGTTACTTTGTTTGTTGTGAAGTTAGTTGCATCTTCGTATGAGAATACTACGTTTACACCTTCAACCTCTACTCTTTCTAAGTATTCGTTGTCGATGATTAAAATGTAGTTATCAGTTACCCATGAAGCTGGCAATACAGGCATTCCTGCAATGTTTATTCCATTAGGAGTTAACGTAACAGCACCTGCACCTGCATAGTAACCATTTGTAAATGTTTCCTTTTGTAATTTAGCCATTTGCTTAGGATTTACTAACGCAAAGCTAGGGTTAAAGTTTGCAGCTAATTGGTTACCTACTAATTCGATAATTGCTTCAATATCTGAAGTAGTAGAAGTTACTGTACCTGAACCTGTCGCAGCACCCGAAACAGTTGTAAAGAACGCAGAGTTTTCAGCTTTATAGAAATCTCTCAATAACATTCTTGAAAGTGTACCTTCTAAGAAAGGCAAGTTTTTCATTAATTGCTTTGAGAATCTAGCAAAACCTGCAATGTAGTTATTTACAGTTACAACCTCAGTTAAATCGTAATCAATTTGTGATTTACTTGAACCTTCAGTTTGAGTTGAAATAGAACCTTCTGAACCAGTTTCTCTGTAAGTTACAAATGTACCAGTTGGAGAAACGATTGTAGGTACTAAATCTCTCATGTTTACCTTTTGGAAAGGTACTAAACCCTGACGAGTGTTGTAAGTTCTTACTGGATCGCCTGTTAAACTTGCCGAAGTAGTCATATCTCCAACCGCTTTAATGTTTAAAGGTAAAGAGAATGAACCTGCCTTGTGCTTTAACGCTGACAATACTTCGTTTGTTCCTTTTTCGTAATCTCCACCGCCAATTTCTTTGATTGATTGTGCTAAAGCCTCGCCTAATGTTTTAGGAGCTTTGTCATTTTCTTGCTTTGCTTTTTTAGCAAGCATTTCGTCCAACTCGTTTGCTCTGTTTGAAATTACAGTAATTTGACCTTTTAGGTTTTCAATTTCTACTGATTTTTCGTTTAATTTAGCTTCAACGTCTGCTTTTACAGCGTTTACTTGTGAATCGAATGCTTTTGATTTTTCTTCGATTTGTGATGCTACAGCATCTACTACGTCTTTAATTTCCATTTTTGATAATTCCTTTTAATAATAAATAATTAAACAATTCTTTCGCTTCTTTCTCATTTATCGGCTCTTCAGTAGTAGTGATTTTTTCAATCGGCTCACTTTCAAGTGATATTAATAATGACTCAATCTGCTTTAATCTGCTATCAGAATAAGGTAAATTGTACATCTTTACCAAAATCTCAATAACATCCTCTTTTTTATTTTTTACATTTTGTACAATAGCTTTTTCATTTGCTGCCCAGTTACTCAAAAATGAATATTCCCAAAGTTTTACCTCTGTTATTTTTTCTATTTCCTCGTCTTGGTTTATGCGTTCTTCAATACTTTTAATAGTCTGAAAACCAATGCTTAATTCTGCGTTTAAACCATTAGCTAAAAACAATTTAATATCTTCATACATATCTCTCGCAACTTCTTTTTTAAGATTAAATTGCGTTGTGGTTAACAACCCATAAGGGTCGCTAGTATTGAATTCTAATGGTACGCCTAAGCCTATTCTTGAGTCGTGGTCTTTTAAGACTCTAATTCTTTTAAAGTTTTCATTTACAGTTTTCGTAAATGCTCCTTGCATAATTACTTCGCCGTCAGAATCTACGTTATTATAAACACTTGCATAGGCAATTACTATTCCTTTTGCATCGTCTAATTCTTTTATCTCGTGTGATACTTGTTTAAACTGCATACTTTATTTTTCACAAATTTACTAAAACTTTTAGCAAAAAACAAAAAAGCTATATTTATAGGGTTTTTAAATATTCTTTTTCCTCTTCTCCAATTATTCTATATATCTCTTCTATTTTAGCATCTGTACATAAAGCATAATATTTTTCAAAACTCCATATATTCTGATTGCTTTTGAAATCAATGATTTGAGGTTTGTCCGTTTGTATGATTGTTTCTTTTACTCTAGCTTCTTTTAGTGTGCTTTCACTTGAGAAGTCTAAACCAACATTTATATCATTGCTGTATAATTCTAAACTTAGCTTTGTAACATTGCCTACTTTGTTTTTCTCTTTGTAATATTCGCTTTTATAATTAGGCAATTTATAATAAAAACCTTGCTCGTAAGTTTTGCCACCTATTAAAACATTATCAGTAAAAGTAACCGAGTTGCTAACTAAATCTTTTAACATTGATACTTTAAACGCTCTAAATGCACCAAATGTATTTTTCGGATGAAATTCCAACACTTTGCCACCTTTGTAAAAATATAAGCCTGTTGTTTTTATGTATTCTTTATCCTTTTTAAATTCCTCTAAGTATAACAAGTATAATTCATTACTCATTACGTTGTCATCGCCTGAATGGATAATATAATCAGCATCAAATTGAATAGATTGATTAAATAAATCGTTGTGCTTTTCGCCTAAAGGTAGATTTTTATAAAAGTAATGTTTAACTCCAAACTCTTCACATAAGTTAATGCTTTCTTCGTCTGAGCAATAAACAATAACATCTAATGGGTAAATTTGATTTAACCTTTTTAAACCTAATAAGTACAATTTGCTTATTTTAGGTCTATTGTACATACATGTTATAAATAGTACTTTCATATACTGATTGGATTGCCCTCTTCGTCTGTTTTAATTTTATAAATGTGTGTACATTTGCAATTACAGTTATTTATAGCACCGCCCGAAGAATCGCCTGGATATTTCATAAATGTAGTACTTTCAGGACTTACTACTTTAAATTTATCGCCTTGCCTTACTTGTCTATTTAGTTTTACATGCCAACTTCTTGGCTCTTTTGGTGCATCGTGAATCCACAAAACGTCCATTTCATAAGGATATTCCTGTGCTTGTAAATCTTTTGCCCTAGCACTACTCATTAAAGTTTCTGTTCGAGAAATTAACATCGCTCTGCTTTTACCGACGTTTGTATATTTTTGAATTCTTTTTACTAATTGTGCTGTGGTTTCTCCATTTTCTAAAGAATCTTTAAACGCTTGGTTTACTAATTTTCTAGTCGTTTCTGTAATTTCTGTAATATGCTTTGCTCCAACACTTGATAAATATTCATTCATTCCAATAGCAAACGCCTCACTTGAAAAACCAACCGATACGCTTGTACTATCAGGTAAAAATTTTAAATAAGATTTATAAAAGTTTTTAGCTGTTCTATCTGCAACCAATGGAACAAACTCATTCATCGCAGTAGCAATAGGTATTTCAGTAACTAACAAATTAGCTAATTCACTAGGATATACGCCTGTTGTTTCAAT